TTTGATTTTTGCTTTGCCAGTAGCAGGCGCTTCGACGGTAAAAGAGATGGTGCAGTCCAACTCTTCGTCTGCTATAAATTTGCAGCACAAAGCAGACATTGCCGATACAGCCTTGAAAGCGGCTCCTCCGGTAGCTGTAAGCGGGGCTGCGGCAGCGGGGTTTCAGGTTAATACCCTGATCATGTGGGCCACATTGGTGTACTTAATCTTGCAGATAGGATTTTTGGTGTACAAGTGGAAACGCCTACACGATGGCCCTATTGACTTTGAAAAGAAAAAGTAATGCCTGTTCAATCTGAGAAGCAGCGTAGGTTCATGTATGCTTCTCTTTCTGGCAAGACAGATGTGTCACCCAGCGTAGCCAAGAAATTTGTCGGGCCGAGTGCCCATAAAGCCGAAGGAGGCAGTATGAAAGAGTCCAAGGAAATGATGAAGAAAGAAGTGGCCTTCATGAAGAAGAAGGGCGCTCCCAAGTCCATGATCAAGCACGAGATGAGGGAAGCCAAGGGCTACGCCAAGGGCGGATCAGTACGTGGTAGCGGCTGTGAGCAGCGCTCCAAGAAGTGCAAGGTGTACTGATGCGCGCATCTCGCGGCATGGGAGCAATCAGGGATGAACTCAAACGTCCCAAGAAACTTGCCAAGGGTGGTGGTCTCTACGACAACATCCATGCCAAGCGTGCCCGCATTGCCGCAGGATCGGGCGAAGCCATGCGCAAGCCGGGTGCTCCCGGCGCTCCTACTGCCAAAGCGTTTAAGCAGTCCAAACTGACGGCGAAGTAAAATGGCAACCTCTGGAACAGCCACTTTCAACATTGATCTTAATGAGATTGTTGAAGAAGCATTTGAGCGGTGTGGCGCAGAGCTTCGGACTGGTTATGACTTGCGCACTGCACGACGGTCGTTAAATTTGCTTTTCACGCAGTGGGCGAACATGGGGGTGAATTTGTGGACGATTGAGCAAGGCTCACAAGTCCTGACACCCGGTACAAATACCTACACGCTCCCCGCCGACACAGTAGATTTGCTTGAACACGTAATCCGCACGGGCGCAGGCAATGTCTCCACGCAAACAGACCTGACCATCACGCGCATCTCGGTCTCCACGTACTCCAGCATCCCGAACAAGCTCCAGTCCGCAAGGCCGATTCAGATCTGGATCAACCGCCAAGGCCCTGCCCCGCAGTTCACGGTGTGGCCCACGCCCGACAATTCTCAGACCTACACGCTGGTGTACTGGCGCTTGCGCAGGATGCAGGACGCCGGGGCCGGTGGCACGTACACGCAGGACATTCCGTTCCGCTTCTTGAATGCGCTGGTGGCGGGGCTTGCATACTACCTGTCCATGAAGATTCCAGGCGCGATGGAAAGGATGCAGGTATTGAAGCAGCAGTACGACGAGGCTTGGGACCTTGCCAGTTCCGAGGACCGTGAGAAGGCGGCGGTACGCTTTGTGCCACGACAATACTTCATGGGGTAAGCTATGCCATACCGCAAGAAGCATTTTTTGGAAACCTCTCCTAAAGAGCGAGAGTTTCGGCAAGCAATGGACATGAAACGCAATGGGCGAGATGCTATTGACGGGTATTACCCTGAAGCTACACTGCTACCTTTTGGCAAAGTGCCAAATGTTATGCGCAATGGCGGGGCTATTTCTCGCGTCAAACCTGATAGTGCTGTAGGTGACGCCAAAGAAGCAGTCAACAAAGTTAAGCATGACGTTGTGTTGCGTCAAATTGTTGAAGAAAAACCCAAAGAAGAAAAAGAGTACAAACGCGGCGGCAGTGTCCGTGGAGACGGGATTGCCAAACGGGGCAAGACCAAGGGTCGGTTTGTATGAGCAATAGGTTTGCAAACGGCGCAAAGGCATTCGGTTTTTGTGATGTCTGTGGCTTCCGTTTTGACCTGAAGAAACTGAAGAACCTTGTAGTCAAGACCAAGCAGACACAGATCAAAGCGTGCCCTCAGTGCTGGACTCCAGACCAGCCGCAGTTGCAACTCGGGATGTATCCGGTCAGTGATCCAATCGCCATACGCGATCCACGCCCTGACACGAACACATGGTTGTCCTCTGGCGTAACGGCGACGGGCTCCTTCGGTGAGGGGAGTCGAGTGATTGAGTGGGGCTGGAACCCTGTGGGTGGAGCCAGAAGTTTTGATGTGCCCCTGACGCCAAACGCCTTGGCACCGCAGGGATTAGTCGGTACAGTCACCGTTGTAGTTTCGTAAGGAGTGAGCATGAAGATGACCCCTCAAAAAGCCGTGGCAAAGCATGAGAAGCGCATGCATCCCGGCAAGGCCCCGTCTTTCAAGAAGGGCGGTCCCACCTCTGAGGACCGCATGAAGATGGGCAAGAACCTGTCTCGCGTTGCCAACCAGAAGTCGGGGTGAAGCATGGGCAAGATCACAAAACTGCCGCCCGCCAAGTCGGGCCTGCCGCAGGGCACTGAGAACCCTCGGGATATGTGCGTGGTGGTGGGGAACATCTCCAAGGAGACCGCTCCGCCGACCAAGACCTCGGGGATCAAGACCCGTGGGAACGGTTGCGCAACACGTGGAACGATGGCTAGAGGGCCGATGGCGTGAACTACACCGAGTTAAAGACCGCTGTTGAAGATACGACAGAGAACACGTTCTCTGCGACGGACTTCGCCAATCTGACAAAACTGTCAGAGCAGCGCATCTACAACTCTGTTCAGCTTCCAGCGCTTCGCAAGAACGTTACCGGCACGTTGACCCAAGGTACGCCGTACCTTTCTGCGCCGACAGATTTCTTGTCTGTCTTCAGCCTTGCGGTGATTTCCGGTGGGGAGTATTCCTTCCTGCTGAACAAGGATGTGAATTTCATCCGCGAGTCGTTCCCGAGCGCATCCACGCAGGGAGTGCCGAAGTATTACGCGCTGTTTGGGCCTGACTCGGCAAACCCTGATGAGTTGACGTTCATCCTTGGCCCGACGCCAAGCGCTGCGCTCACGGCAGAACTGCACTACTTCTACTACCCGGTCAGCATCGTAACTGCGGGTACGTCATGGCTGGGTGACAATTTTGACTCTGTGCTGTTCAACGCTGTGATGGTGGAAGCCTCTCGGTTCATGAAGCAGGAGCAGGACATCATCGCCATGATGGACAAGGAATACGCACAATCCCTGACCCTGTTGAAGAACCTCGGTGATGGGAAGCAGCGGCAGGATGCCTACCGCAGTGGACAGGTAAGGACGAAGGTTATCTAAGGAGTAAAAAATGGCTATCACACAAGCAATGTGTTCCTCGTTCAAACAGCAAATTTTGCTGGCTGAACACGACATGGACACGGATGTTTTCAAGATCGCCCTGTATACGTCAGCGGCAACGCTGGACGCAACGACCACGGTTTACACGACCTCCGACGAGGTTGCGGCTGGCGGGGGCTACACGACTGGTGGAAATACCCTCACTGGAGCGACGGTATCTCTGACAGGAACCACGGCCTTCGTGGACTTTTCGGATACGTCATGGACTACGGCGACCATCACGGCCCGTGGTGCGTTGATCTACAACTCCAGCAAGTCCAACAAAGCAGTTGCAGTGCTGGACTTTGGCTCGGACAAAATTTCGTCCGGGGGCACGTTCACGATCCAGTTCCCGGCAAACGATTCCACCAGCGCAATTGTTCGGATTGCGTAAGGAGGGGCTATGGCAAGCAGTTTCCCCGGCGCACTTGACAACATTGCCGCCAACAAGACCAACTCAACGGTCAGTCTTGACAACCATGCGCCGCACCACAATGACCTTGCGGATGCGGTCAACGCAGTTGAATCGGCGCTGGGTGTAAACCTCAACAACGTCATCAGCCTGCCTCAGCAGGCTCAGAGCGCGGCCTACACGCTAGTTCTGTCTGACTCTGGAAAGAGTGTTGTCCACCCCATCAGCGACAACAACGCCAGAACTTTTACCATCCCGGCAAACGGGACTGTGGCATTTCCTATCGGCACGGCGGTGACGTTTGTCAACATGATCAACACGGTCACGATTGCCATCACCACCGACACGATGTACCTCGCCGGGGCGGGCACGACGGGCAGCAGAACGCTGGCGGCTTACGGCGTGGCGACGGCCATCAAGGTGACCTCGACCTCCTGGATTATCTCTGGCAACGGGCTCACGTAAATGGCTGGCGCACTCCACGGTGTTATTGCCTCGCTCAAGAGCGCGGCTGCTGCGGCGACGGACGCCTTCTTCCGTTACGTCACCCTGCTGCCGAACACCACCAGCACGAACGGCGCGCAGAACAACACGTTCCTCGACAGCAGCACCAACAACTTCTCGATCACCCGCAACGGCAACACCACGCAGGGCACCTTCTCACCGTTC